AGTTACGCCAGATAAAGTTACATATCTTCCAACTTCTAGACCATGAGAGCCTTTATTAACTTGTAAAACATTTGAGCCATTAACAGTTGTTAATGTGCATCCTGTAATAGCTGTATCTAATGGTGTAATGTCAAAAAACTGTTCTCCGTAATATAAAAATAAACCTTGTGAAGTTCCAATAGCTGCATATCTTTCACCAGCTAAAGATGTCCAGGTGTGTTGAGCACGTGCTGCTCCAGGTAAAGTTTCACCTGCAATAGATAATTGATTCCAACCACCTATTTTTTCAGGTAATCCATATCTAAATCTAACAAAATCACCATCTACCCATTGAGATTCAGCTCCTGAATCTGTGACCATCTTGTTAAAACCAGGCTTGAAATTTAATTTTTGTAGCATATAGTGCTTTATATATTAGTTTTACAGAGAATGAAAGTCGCAAAATGATTAGTTTATTTAATAAAAATAACCCATTAGCAGAAGAAAAAAATTCTTTATTTATTACTTATCCAAGAACAGTAAATATTATATTTGGACATTATCCTTACCCTGATCTTATTCATAATTTTATGATGGATGTAAAAAATAATTTAAATCCAAAAATGGAAAATTATACAAACGTAAAAGGTGGAATGACGGATTGGAATTATTTTGTAAATAAATCTAATTTTATTAATTTTATGACTTTTCTTATTAATAAACATCAAACAACTCATGCTGACATATTTGAACATTTTTTAGAAAAAAATACTATTGAAAATGCTTGGGGCAATGAAATAAAAAAAGGAGATAGTTTAGATTATCATATTCACCCTTCTCTTCATGGAATCTTATATTTAACAAAAGGATGTGATTTAATACTTCCTGAATTAAATTTAAAAATAAATCCTGAACCAGGAGATTATTATATATTTCCACCTCACATACTACATGGATTTGATACATCTCAAGAAGAAAAAAACAGATATAGTTTAATATTCAATATTTCTCCACATAAACATTTTGACTATAAAAAAAAATTAAATGAAAGATAAAACAGTTAATATAGATAATTTTATAGGAATTTATGATAATTACATTCTTTCAGAGGAATGTGATAAAGCCATTAAATTATTTGAAGATCAAAATAAATTTAATAATACTATTAATAGAATAGGTTTTGAAAAAGCATCTGTTTTACAAAAACAAGATCAACAATACTTTGCAGCACCAAATAATATGAATGTATGGTGGGAAGAGTTAAAAACAATGATGTTAAATTTTGATTTAGCTTGGAATCATTATGTTAAAAATGTAGGAGCTGATGATGCTTATGGAGTTCCTTTTTATTTTACTTCTTTAAAAATTCAAAAAACCTTACCTACGGAAGGTTATCACGTTTGGCATATTGAACATGGTAAAGGATTTGATAATGAACCTAGAGCTTTTGTTTTTAGTATATACTTAAATGATGTTGAAGAGGGTGGAGAAACAGAATTTTTACATTTTTCAAAAAGAGTAAAACCAAAAAAAGGAAGAATAGTTATTTGGCCCGCTGGATTTCCATATCTACATAGAGGTAATCCTCCTTTATCTGGAGAAAAATATATTTTAACTTCTTGGATGATGTTAAGGTAAAATGGATCATACTGAATATATTGTTGAAATAAAAAAAGTCATAAAACCTGAATTAATAAAAAAAATAATTCCTTTCATAGATAATAGAGCTAATAAAAATTTAACAGTCGAAGAGGGTGTAAACACTAATATAAGAAACGTTAAAGGACACACTTTAAAATCTAATAATAAAACTGATATTTTTTATTTTAATTTAATAAAATTAGAAATTGAAAGACTTTACATGTTTTACAAAGTCAAATTTCCATTTGTAGATAGTAAAAAAATAAATCAAATAGATATACTTAAGTATCCACCTGGAGGAAAATACAATGTTCATACAGATGATTCGTGGAAATGGCCAAGACAAATTAGCGTTATTATTAACCTTAATAATGATTATGAAGGAGGTGATTTAGTTTTCACAGATCAACAGAAAAAAGAAATAAAAAGATTAAAATTAAATAAAGGATCTATCGTATTTTTTCCAAGTAATTTTATGTATCCACATGGTATATCACCAATTAAAAAAGGGACACGCTATAGTATAGTAGCGTGGCTTCATTAAATTACGTTTTTATAATATAAATTAATGTTAAATAAGGTTGTAAAACTGAAGTTGCATCACCAGAAAAGTTTGCACTCATGTTGTGAGAGTGACCTTGTCCAGATCCTGTGCTTGATAAATTACTATTAGCTATTCCTGATTGAGCAGATCCTAAAGCGTTATTACCACCTCCAGGTGTACCACCTCCAGATCCTAATCCATGAGAGTGAGAAGCAAGTTGAGCCGTAGATAATGTTGCATTGGCTGTAGAACCACCAACATTTCCAGTTGCGGTTACAGTGTTTGCGCCTCCAGTTGATCCTAAAGCTTTAGTACCAGATTTTGAAATACAACATTTATCTTGTAAATCTGGTAAACCAAAAGTACTTGAACCATCGCCTGAACCGTAAGTAGTTCCTATTTCTGCAAATAAAGTTGCGTAAGTTGATCTTGAAACATTTGCACCATTACACTCTAAGAAACCTGTTGGAATAGAAGCAGCAGTCCAAGGCACTATAGTTGCAGTAGGAATTAATTCAATGCCTGTAAGATTTGCGGCGTTGAAATCGTATTTAGTTGCTTCGTAATTAGACACAGTTCATTTCTCCCTAAGTTTTTATAATATAAATTATTGTTAAATAAGGTTGTACAACAGACGTTGAATCACCTGTAAAAGTAGCACTCATGTTGTGAGAGTGACCTCCACCTGAACCAGTGCTATTGCTAGAAGGAGATCTTTGTTGTTGACTAAATCTTTGCCAATATTGAGTAGACATGGAATCTGCCAGACCAAGTTGAAATCCACCATGAGAGTGAGAAGCAAGTTGCGCTGTTGATAAAGTTGCATTAGCTGTTGATCCACCAACATTTCCAGAGTTTGCAGTTGCGTTTGCACCTCCAGTTGATGCTAAAGCTTTAGTACCAGATTTTCCAAGTGCTACGTTGTCTTGTAAATTTGGTAAACCAAAAGTACTTGATCCATCTCCCGCACCGTAAGTAGTTCCTATTTCTGCAAATAAAGTTGCGTAAGTTGATCTTGAAACATTCGCACCATTACATTCTAAGTAACCTGTTGGCACTGAAGAAGAAGACCACGGTATAATAGTTGCCGTTGGAATTCCTACAAGTCCGGTGATATTACCACCGTCGTAATCATATCTTGTAGCTTCATAATTTGCCATTTATTCTCCTATGAGGAATAAGACGTAGGTCTTGCACCTAATCTAGTAATTTTTTCAGATTCAGTTTCACTCTCAGCATTATCTTCATCCCAATTAGATTGTAATTCAGATAAATGAGCTGCGTCCCATTTATCAATAAATTGAGTTTTAAAATCTCCTAAGTTAGCTGCCGTCCATGAAGTGTGAGCTGTATTATCTCTATATTCTACACTATCACTATAATCTTCATTACCTGAAACATATTGAATTGCCCAAATATTTGACCATTTAGAATCGTTCCAAAAAGAATCATTGTTGATTTTGTGCCCTACACCTTCATTAGCACCTTCTGAGTAATTTTTAATAATTATTTTATCATCAAATACTACTGTCCAATTTGCGTTAGTTGCCATTTTTTCTCCTTTAAGTTTTTATAATATAAATTATTGTTAAATAAGGTTGTATAACAGATGTTGCATCTCCTGTAAAGGTCGCAGACATATTATGTGAATGACCTTGTCCAGATCCTGTACTTTGTGTGTTAACATTAATTTGCTGTGTTTGAGCTCCTTTAACGTTATTATTTCCAGTAAAACGCGCACCTGTAACTCCATGACTATGAGAAGCAAGTTGCGCTGTTGATAAAGTTGCATTGGCTGTAGAGCCTGCTACGTTTCCAGTTGAGGCTACAGTGTTTGCTCCACCAGTTGACGCTAAAGATTTAGTACCAGATTTTCCAACAGGTATATTATCTTGTAAATTTGGTAGACCAAAAGTGCTTGAACCATCACCTGCGCCGTAAGTTGTACCTATTACTGCAAATAAATCAGAATAAGTTGATCTTGAAACATTTGCACCATTACATTCTAAAAATCCAGACGGTACTGACGAAGAAGACCATGGCATAATAGTTGCCGTTGCAATTCCTTGAACACCTGAAAGGCTAGCTCCATCAAAATCGTATTTTGTGGCCTCGTAATTAGACATTTATTATTTCTCCCTATATGTCCAGCCAGTAGTAGCGTCTCCCGAATAAACTAAACTAAAGCCAGCACCTTGTGTATTAACAACTAAATCCGCAGCTGCATTAGCTATATTTGAACTATTTCTACCAACAGTCAATGCGTTAGTATTAAAATCATATCCTTGATCTATAAATGAAACTTCATCACCTGCACTTGGAGAAGCTGGTAATGTTACTGTAACTGCTCCACTATTTGTATTTACTAAAAGTTGAGCTCCAGCTTGAACTGTTTCTGCTGCTGAAACTGCTCTCCATTTTCTAAGTTCACCTGCTTTT